GTCGCTTGGCGATCGGGCTTGCCTGGCACGTGGCTGCCCGTGGTACACTCTACGTGCCCACACAACGAGCTCGCAGCTTTAACGCTGAGAGTTCTGGCTCCTCTACCGGGGCCCGTTGATGCGCCTTTGGGCGACTTACCTTCTAGGACTTTCCGACGTCTTAGGTCTGTCGCGGCGCGTTTTCCGGGCCATAAGTGGAGCCACCTGGAAACTGCGCAGACTTATACCGGTGCTATGCGCAGGAAATACCTGTTGGCAGCTGAGTCGTTAAGGTGTTGGCCCGTGGAAAAGGCCGATGCTAGACTTGACTGCTTTCTGAAAGCTGAGAAGGTCGCGCCACTGACCAAGTTCCCAAAACCGAGGATGATTTTCCCTAGATCGGCTCGGTATAACTTGGAGGTCGCGTCCCGGCTGAAACCCTTTGAGCATTGGCTGTGGGGGAGACTCACAGGCTCTGTTCTTTGGGGGGGGTCAAACACCAGGGTTGTTGCAAAGGGGCTGTCGCCCCAAAGACGCGCTAACCTCATACTCCGCAAGTTCAATTCCTTTGAAGATTGCGTGTGCTTTGAGGTCGACGGAAAGGCGTTCGAGGCCCACGTGACTAGTGGACAGCTTGAACGAGAGCACGAGGTTTATAGATCGGCTTACCCCGGGGACAAGGGGTTGGCCCGTCTACTTCGTGAGCAGCTTGTCTTGGGGGGCAGGCTGCCTTGTGGGGCACGGTTCTCTCGCAAAGGCGGAAGAGCCAGCGGGGATTTCAACACGGGCATGGGCAACACCATGATCATGCTCTCCATCGTCGTGGGATGTCTGAAGGCGTTCAATCGCCCTTTTGACGTTCTTGTCGACGGCGACAATTCGTTGATTTTCCTCTCTGGTTCGGATGCCGGCGCGGTGGTGACGAACTTTGCTGCACTCGTACTCGAACAATCTGGACACGAGTTCACCCTTGAGCGACCGGTCCGTATCGTCGAGGAAATCCGGTTTGGCCGTTCGGCTCCCGTTTTCCTTGGTCCTGCCTTGGGATGGACCATGGTTCGGGATTGGCGTTCTGTGTTTTCGGGGGCCCTGTGTTCGCACAGGTGGCTCCGGGAACCGAAGTTCGCCTCCGAATGGCTGACTGGGGTTGCCCGGTGCGAGCTCTCGCTCGCTATCGGTGTTCCCTTGCTGCAGGCTTGGGCCTTGAAGATCCTCAGCACCACGGGATTCTCTGGAAGGGTTCGGTGTCACCCGTTCCAGGAGTATTTCATGGTTGGCGCGTGGATGGCGGCG